CTTCACTTAAACTTCTAACTTTTTCTGACTGTGTAAGAGTTAGACCTTCGCAGACATCTCTTGTGGAGATTTCTCTTTGAAGTTCTTGATTAGACTTAGTAAGTTCCATATTTTTAGAAATTTCTTCGTCTAGATTCTGTTTCTTTTCTTCCAGATCTTTTACTGACTCTGCGTACAAGTCAACTTTAGATTCTGGTACTTCAATATAGTTTTCAGTAAATACAGTTTTCAAACCCTTAATAAAGTTTTCCATGATTTCTAACTTAAGACCATTTTCGACAGCGAGTTTGTTTTCTTCTAACCATTCTTTGGCAACATAAGTTAAGTATTCGTCTACTTTCTCAGAAAGTTCTGTTCTAATCTCAGTAACAGACTCTGCGAAATCATTTTCATACTCTTTCTCAAGAGTTTCTTTAATTTCATTTACTTTTTCAAGTACGGCGGCTTCAAAAATTGTTTTTGCTTTATCTTTAAATTCTTCCGATAGGTCATCTCCAGAAAGCATAGCATCAATATGTTCATCAACATTTAGGTCTTCTTTTGTGACCTTTTTCGATTCTTTCTTTCCGTAACTGGCTTTCACCATTTTCTTTTTACCTTTATCGTAAGAACCTTCTTCAACTTCGTCCTCATCTTCATCTTCTTCCTCATCTTCTTCCTCATCACCATGATCCATTTCTTTTTTCACTTCTTTTTTCTTTTTTGCATGATCCATTTCGTCAAGAGTGACTTCTTCAGTTTCAGATTCGGAATCTGTTTCTACAACCTCATCGATGTTTTCTTCTTGAGTTTCCTCAACAACAGCCTCTTCTTCTGCAATAGCAGTATCAAGGTCTTTTTCGATTTCAGTTACTTCTTCAGTTTTGTTGTCCATTTGAGATCTCCTGTATCTTTGATTTTACGTTACTTTTATTTATAAAACTACAACTTTTGAAAGAAATTTTCGAATACACGAATCTTAACTTCTTCTAATTGTTTCTTTTTTGCTGATTGTATTTCGGATTTATATGATGCTATTTGAGCTTCTTTAATAACACCGTTCTCCCAAACCCATTCTTTTCCTTCCATGATACCGTTTACAAAGGCATCTGGTGCAGATGGGTCAGCAACAATATCAGCAGCAGTTGCAAGATAAAAATCATTTTGAACAACGTCAGTTCCACTTGATTTTTTTACACTACCCATTCCTCTAGATGAAACACCAAGGGTTGCTCCTTCACCAATCAAATTTTTAGCAATCGCACCCATAGGGGTCTCAGTCATAATTTTTGCTTTTCCGATAAAATTATCTCCATCTTGTTTTAGTTCCTTAATCATGTGTGAAACTCTTTCAAGATTTATGGTTGGGCCAGCAGGATGTCCCAATTCACCATATGCACGATTTTTATCGACATAATTCTCTGTATATCTTTTTACTTCTCTTTGTAAAACTTCTGTAGGATATACTCTACCGTTTCTATTCTTTTTATTTGCTTGAAGAAATACTCCTTCAATGAAGAGGTTTTTACCTTTTTCTTCAGTGATGAACTGTAAATCTTCAAATACTTCTGTTATTAGTTGCATTTTACAATCCTGTTCTTTTTACCATTGATCTGCTCCTCTTCATATTAGATTGAGCAGTTTTACCTCTTCTTTTTCGGGCACTTTTAGTATTTCTAATACTCATTTTTATAGCATCAGAGGCACCGATTTTCACTTCCCTTTTATTTACGACCTTATAGCCAGGTCTATCAGTTTTATACTTAATCATTCGCTTACCCTTACGGATAACAACTTTGCGTTTTACAGCTTCGTCCATATCTTCATCTAGAAAATCTGCGAATGACTTCATAATACTATTCCTGTTCTTCCTTATCAGCTGAAAACATAGAACTCGCAACAACTTTACGATGGTCTTCAATCTCTGATGCTATTTTTCCTTTTAAAATATCTGCAATTGCATCTTTAGATTTAGACAAGTTGCCTAGAACTATATCGTCAACTATGTTTTCTCCTTGAATATTTATATCTTTTTCTGTTTCAGTCTCGCTCATCTTTACTAACTCCTTTTATTTGTAGCAAATGATATACTATATCTTTTGTTTTTAGTTAATGATGGTGCAACCATATGTTCCAACCATGCTGGAAACAAAACAAGTAATGACTCAGTTGGCCATATAGTAATATCATGTCCATAATATTCTGTAAATCCTTTTAATTCACCATCTGGTTTTACTTGACTTTTAATTAATCTTGCTGGGTCATGCACAATTAGTTGACCACCAGTAGGATTTTCTGCTTCTCTTTCCCCACTATACCCTGCTTGTATACTTCTTTTTATATCATATTCATCTAGATTTTCTATTTCTTTTAAACCTTTTGGATAATATACTCCACTCCACAGTGTTCTTCCAGAACCATGAAAATGAGGTTTTGAGAATCCACCAATATCAAAAACAACATTTCCCCATAAATGTTGCGTTCTAGTACTATTCGCTATTTCATAAGGAATTTTACTTTTTACCATCGCTTCAACACTAGCCTGATGGATAATATCTCTCAATTCACTGAAACTATCATAACGCTCTTCCATATTCGATTGTGTTTGTTTAGAACATGCGTTTTTTGAAAAAGTTTTATACTTTATATTTTTATCTTCTATTGCATCTTCTATATCATCAATAAGTCTTTTATTTAATTCTCTGTGTTTCTCACCATAATGTAATATCGCAAATGGTGATGGAAAAACAGGGCGAAAAAGTAACTCACCAGCCATCATAATTATCCTTTATTAAAAATTATCCTCTTCTTCACCTTCTTCTGGAGATTGTTCTTTTTCCAAATCCATTTGTTTTTGCATTTGACCAATTTCATCTTCAGTTTGATGTAGAATATTTTGTTTCACCCACTCTTTAGAGTAGTATGTTCCTATAAGTTCTGCCATTTCTCCAACTAGACCAACTCTATCTCTTATTATTTCACTATTTTTTATCTCTGTATAATAAGAATCTTGAGTAAAGTCTAATACAATATCTTCTTCTATCATTTCCCATTCATCTGGTGTAATTATTTCTTTTAGAATGAGTTGTTTTCTTAGTAAATCCATGAATAATAAACTGAACTTATTTCTTAGTCTGGTTATAAATCTATTGAATTTATATTCATCTCTTGATATGTCTTGAGCTCTTCCTAACTGAATAGTGTTTTCTGGTTGTAGACGAGACATTGGAACATTTAGAGCTTTATATAATTTTTTCTGAAAATATAAAACGTCTTCCATCTCACCAAGATTTGAACCACCAGCAAGAGTATCTATTTCAGTTCCCCTTCCACCTTCTCTTCTAGGAAACCAATAATCTTCCAACATAGAAAGGTGTTTTCTATCATCTCTCACTTCTCCAGTTGCACCATCATATACAATTTTGTTTTTATGTTTTACCATAATATCATTCATATACTGTTCTGCCTTTTGTTTCGGCAGATTACCAACATCAATATAAAAAACTCTTCTTTCTGGAGCTCTTGTCCATCTGTAAATAACTACAGAATCTTCTACAAGTTTTAGTTGATTTAAAGGTTTTATTACTTTATGGAGATGACCAATTGTATAATTTTTTTGACCATCAGTCAAACCAGATGGAACATATGTAACTGAATCTACTGATATTGGAACACCTTGATTTACTTCTTCTGTTGCTTGTATTCCTTTGTCACTATAGATATAATATTCTTTAGTACTTTTTACTAGAGCAAGCCCAACGCCACCTTTTTGGTCTTTTTCTATTTCTTTTACTTTTCTAATTTTTCTTGGGTCAACAACTCTTAACTCTTTAATACCTTCTTTTTTATTATTTCCTAAAAGAATGTGGTAATAAATTCGGCCGTCAATATACCAATTTCTGAATATATCATATCCACGTTCTTTAAATTTTAATAATTTAAGAATATGAATAAATTCTTCATTAATTGCTTTTTTAACTGTTGCAGATTGTTGAACTTCTCCAGTGTCTATTTTAACTGGATGGGATGGAGCGTCTGTGATAACAGACTCCGAAACAATATCGTCAATAGCGATTTCCACTTCTGGATGCATCGCCATTTCACGATATCTGTTGATTAATTCTGAATCAGATTTTGCAGTGTTTTCTAGATTTAAATATTGTCCGAAAAACCCACTACTTTGAACAGTAATTGCCCCTTCATCTGTTGTACCTGTTGGGGGAACAAAAGATTTAGGGGCTTCTTTTTCTTTTTTGCTTCTGGTTATTTCAAAACCAAATAGTTTTGCCATGTCATTCACCTCTCATAATATTTATAACACTTTTAAAAGGTGTTTTACGTTACTGAGGCGTCAGCGTGTGTCCAGTAATCCATCGCTAAAGTAACCGTAAATTCCTCTATCACATCATTGGTATCCCATGCAAGTTCGATGGCACCCAATTCAGTTGGGAATACACCAAGGAAGCTGTATGTTGCAATTAAACCACCATCTTTTCCGTAGTGGAAAACTTTACCGTCTGTCTTATATTCACTTGCACCAGTTGATTGAAGGTTTGAAGTGTGACCATTAATTCCTGCCATCCAAGCTTCGAAAGAATTTCTAATTGTGAAATTTTCGTCATTAAGGACAGTCACAGTCCAAGGTTCGAATGTTCTGTTACCAGCATATCTAACCTGTCTACCAAAATATGGTACATCGATAGATGGGATAGTACTGCCGGGCAACTGAGCAGCTTTACACATAAATCTGAAATCCGCCATTCCGCCAGCTGGCGATGTTAACGTGGCTTCAAACAGATTTGGTCTAGCACCACCAAGTTTTAGTTCTGACTTGAAAGTATTTACATCAAATGCCATTTTTATCTCCTTACGTTGTGTTTGTAACTATTTATAATCATTTCTTTACGCTGACCCTACTATTTCTTCAAATTCTGTTCCAGTTCTAGTTGCAATGAAGTTCAACTGGATATAGTTGATAGAACGGGCGGGTTTAATGAATATATCACCTACAAACTCATTAGCATCAACAACAGCGGGAGTATTGTTTGTTTCATCACATACAACTAAGAAATCATAAATTCCTCTTCGACCTTTCACTTCTCTTAAGAAAGGTTCTACTAGTGCTGTAAATTGTGAACGTGTAAATGCATCGTTAAATTCAAACAGAGTAAATTTAGCAGCAGTCGCAATAGACTTCTCAAGTATGATAAACAGTCTACGAACATTGATTCTATCAAACGCACTTGGTTTAGTAGTATGTGTTCTATCACCGTAAAGTACTGTACCTTGGCCTGGGAAGGTGACAACTGGATTAATCGCTTTTGGATAAATCGTATCTCTATGTACCTTTGTTTGATCCCATCCTAGTTTTACTGAGTTCTTAATAACACCACGGTTGAATCCAGCAGGAGAAAACCAAGGGTCTCTGTCATTGTCTGTTCGTGCCATTAGACCAGCAATATCACCATTTAAAGGCAACCATCTATATTTGTCGTTATATTTGTCATACTGATACTTGACATTGGAATCTACAAATGCATAGTTACTTTTTTGAGTCATTGTTGAGTCAAAATAACTTACCACTGCACTTAAAGGATTACTTCCAAGAACTGTAGAAGTTGGTGGTGAAATCAGTGCAACAGCATCTTTTCTAGTTTCAACCATAGAGATTACACTAGTCTGTACTGTACTACCACTTGTAATATCACCCCATTCTCCTGTCATTACAAGAGTAACGTCTGTACTATCTGGGTCTGAGAAAAGGTCATATGCTAGAATGACTTGTCCAGCAGTTGGAGTCGCACCATCATTACCCCCACCAAAAGGTCTTGTTAGTGGGTCACTACCAATAGTTGCAAAAGAAGTTGCAACTTCGGCACCAGAAATTGTTGTTACTAAGTTAGTTCCCCAATTAGTACCAACTGAAGGATGGTTGATTGACCAGATATATTCTGATTTTTCATTTATTACATCTCTATAATAAATGTTAGTTCCGTCTGCACGTTTTCCGTTTCCAGCTTTTGATAGGAACTCAAAAGTTTCAAGAACAGTTTCTACACCGTTACTTGGGTTAATTTCTGTTACTACAACATGAACTTCAGTACTTCTACCTGCTTCAGTAGCAGTGAGACCATCAGTTGATGCAACATTCGGAGCAGCACTAATTACATTTTGAAAGTTTGTGTTTAACGCTTCGAAAGCTGTTAGGTTGGTTGCAGAATCTATTGTGTATACTTTGAGGTTATTTCCCCAAACTCCAGCACTTTTTGCAGCCCACTCTCCATTTACAGCGGCAGCTGCAGCTGCAATATCATTATCACCTTCTTCTTCGTGGGTTACGAGAACACCAGTGTAAGAAAAAGATGTTGTAGTTGCGTTCAAAATCTTAATTGTTATGTTTTCTGTGGGAGCAGTTGTCATTTCAACAACTTTAGTAGTTGGTGTTGAACCAGTTATAGTAAAACCTGTTGTTGCGTCATTGACTGTTACTGAATCAGATGCACCGACATCTTCACCAGTAAGGGCAAATTTCTTTCTTGCACCTAAACTTACTAGTACAGCAGCTCCATCGGCAGGAATTGACCCACCAGCGAAAACAAGACTTGTTCCAGTTACTGTGAAACCAGATGTTACTGAAGAACCACCTACACTTACTGCAATATCTCCATTGAAATCTTCTCTAGGTAGAGTAAATGTATCAAGAGCAGTAAAATCTGCTGTAACAGCAAGAGTATCTGCTGGAGCAGTTGCGAAAGTAACTGTATTAGTACCAGAAAGAGTAAAAGTGTTAGCTGCTTGTGCAACACCGTCAACTTTAATTGTTAATCCAGCTGCTCTATTCGTATGTGCAGTTGTCGGTAAAGTAAATGCAGTAGTAGTACCATCACCAGTACCCAATGCTTCGGCGGTTACAGCAGCATCTCCTGTACCTACACTTTGGTCTGTGACTGCGGCTGCAAATACACCAGTTATGGTTGATTCTACTGGTGTGTTTGTCTGTGGTATACCAGCGGTTGCGTTTAGAGCTCCTGTCCCTACAACACGAATCAATGAAAGGTTGTTTCCGTATTGGAGAAAGTTTGAAGCAGAAAAATATGACTTATAAGTATCTTCGTTGGGTTTACCGAAGAGTGAAGTCAATTCCTGTTCACTTGAAATTTTTGTTATTGTGTTAACTGGGCCCTGCGTAAATCTCCCTACTAAACCACCAACTGATGCTGAAACATTCGGGGTAGAAGTAGAAAAATCTATCTCTGACACATTAACGCCTGGACTTACTTGGAATGGCATTTTTTCATCTCCTTTAGTGTGTTATAAAATAGTACAAAATCTCGTAAAATTAATTCTGTTTCTTAATTTATTTATAAAAAGATTGATTTCTCCTACATATTCTCTATTTTCCATTGCTGACCTTCATCATCAACGAAAGTATTCACCTCGACACCAGTATCAATGAAACCAAACGGCAACATCTCCTCTTCCATTCTTCGTATTCTTTCTTCGTATATAGCTTTCCTCGTATCCATGTTAGATAATTCTTGAAAGTACGAATCAGTTGTCATCCACGCAAACATTATCAGGGTGTCAACTAAATCATCATTTCGACCAGATTCTGCCTCAAATTTTATGCCTTTAGAAACGAAACTAGATAATTCGTTAATAGTATCATAATCTTGTATTATTAAAGCATCCTCTTCGATCAAACTTTTTAAGTTCATGCAACCAACTTTTTTAGTTGATTTTGTTGTCCTAAGACCTAAAGTTATAGAACTACCAAATCCAGAACCAATCGATTGTCCCTTTCTAGGGTCACTGTTTATAGACAACATATTATCTAATTCATATTCATGATACAAAATATCACTGACTTGTTGTCCAATATCATTTATTTCTACTAGTACATATGTATCATTATATAGTTTTGCAAACTGTTGAATCACAGTAGGAAAAACCATAGGAGCGGTTTTATTAGAATGAAAAGTCGCAACTTGTGTATATGGAGCTTCTGTTGCATCAAAAATCGAAAACGCAGAATAATCTCCTCCCCTTCCCCTTGCACAATCCACCGTCATATAGTATAAGTGGTCTTTTTTAGGAGAATCATAAATTTTAATCGCACCATCATATGCCTTTTTTATCGGTGTTTTGAAAACAAGAGATTTTAATTTTGCAGTATTAATAAGAGTATTTGTACTGCCTAAAAACTCTGTTTCAAACTCTTGTTTAAATTGTTCTGGAGAAGTATTTTTTATTGTTTGTTCTTTCCATTTTGCATCTCTGCCTGGCACTTCTGACCAGTGAACTTCTAGAGGAATATATGAATTTCTGTCTTCTTGTGCATCTACCCAAAGTTTATAAAAATGATTCATTCCTTGAGGAGTAGAAACAATAATAACTTTTGTTGATGTACCAGAAGAAATAGTAGGATAAACGGAATTAAAAAATTCTTCTGCAATTTCATTCGGAACAAACGCAAATTCGTCTAAAAAAAGAATATTATAAGAACCACCACGAATTGCAGATGAAGATGTTGCAGCTGCCATCACCTTTGCACCATTTTCTAATTCTAAACTTCCTTTGTTCCAAACTAAAACTCCTTGTTGTAACCATTTGGGAAGATATTCATATGCCATCTGCAATCTACCCAACAATTCTCTCGCAGTCGAAAGTTTGTTTGCAAGTAAAGCAACAGATACATCTTTATTAAAAAGTAGATAATGAAGAAAAAATGCAATACAAGTTATAGATTTACCAGACTGTCTACCAACTTTACATATACTGAATCTATTATCAGTAAATGTTTGAACCATTTTTTCTTGAAATGGATATAAATCGAAAGGAATTAAACCTTTATCTAGATTAACAATTTGAACATATGACTTAATAAAGTATATTGGGTCTTCCATACACTTTACATATTCTTTTGCTTGCTCTTCTGTCCATTCGATTGTAACCCCAGCTGATTTTAGATTGGGGTTATTAAGATAAATATCATTCATATTATATTCCTAATTTTTTCAATTGTGAAATAGTTCTTTGTGGTGATGTGTGTCTCACCCCAATTCCACCTTTTGCCTCCCACTCTTTTATATTTTTTATATGGTCATCAATTAGTATATTTGGTACACCATCGCTTGTTGCGTATTTTTGTTTGTCTTCTCTTTTTACTAAATTAATTCTATTCGCTGGAATCATTAAATGTTTACCTATCCAAAAATTCTTTCCTCTTCTACAATTTTTATCCCAACTTGCATACGCAGATAAAATATTTGGTTTTCTGTGTTTTATAAAATTCCACATCTTTTTTGCTCCAGGCATCCATTCTAATTCATGCCAAAAATTAGAAAGACTTTCTATTTCTTTCTTAAGTTCCTGTTTTGATCTAGGAGTCAAGTCTGTACTAGCGAAATCTTGTCCTGTTCTTTTTTTTACACCGCCCATGAAATCGCACAGAACACCGTCCATGTCTACATAAATCTGTGCAGTTTCATTTGCCTCATTCATTTGTTCTATTTTTCCCTTTAAGTGCTTCTAGAAATTGGTTTGTATCACCAACAAAAACAGCATTATTTACAACTTTATTTGGACTATTTCCATCTTTTGTGTTTCTAACCTTATTCATCATTGCTTGCATTTCAATTAAGTCTTTTGCTAACTCTCCTGTAGTTTTCATCAATTGACCAGCAACTTCATAAGCTCTTGGATGTTGACTCTGTTCTGCAAGTTGCACAAGACTTGAAAGAGCCTCTTGACCTTGTTGTACTAAATTATATAGTGTTTCTCTTTGAAAATTATAATCACTTTCTATATCCTTATCTCTTTCTATTTCTTGGTCATAATATTCTATTTCTTGTTTTTTTGCCTTGACAATTTTTTTAGAGTCCGATATAGTATCCTCAAGATCAAGAAAGTCATTTAACTTATCTTCCATAGTTGTTGCAGTTTTATTCATATCAGAACTCCGTTATAGTCTCACTAAATCCAAAATCATCTGTAGATGTTGCCGTCAAAGGATTTGGTACTATCTCTGATTTTGCGTATGATTGAGTTTGCAAATCTTGATTCTTAATATTAGTTATTGCTTTTCTAATCTGTTCTTGTCTTTGTGTATTTGCATAGAGATATCCTTTGATATTAAAACTTAATGTCCAGATTAATGCTCTTCTTGTCAAAAAGTCTCCCTCATATTCATCTTGTGTATCTACTGACTCCAAAGTAATTGGTGTATCTCTTGTTATTCCCATATCATCAGTATCTTTAATTGGTAAAGTAAAACTTGGAGTAAAAAATGGTAAAACTTGTTCTAATATTTGAGTTCCATCTTCTGCATTTTTAGTTATGATAGATAGTGTCATTCCTATATCGTATGGAACTGGATTATAAACAAATAATTGTACAGTATTATCAGAGGTATCTTGTTTTTTATATCCACCAGTTTTTACCATTTTTCTTGCTGGGTCATAACTTAATGATGATATTTCAAAACTCATTCTTGGTAATACAATTGCAGTTTCTGCCTGTGTATTAACTCTCGCTAAATATTTTTGCATGGGCCCATACGAAACTGGAACTCTAATTATCTGTTGGGTAGTTCCATTAGAGTCTTTTCTTTCGATGTCAACATCATCAAAGATTGTGCCAAACGCAATAACATAATTTCTTAATGTTCCTCTATATTGTGGTGTAATTCCTAACATTAGTACTTCTCACTAAATGGATTTGTTACAGAAAAGTCAATCACATCATCTGCTACGGCTTCAGAACTTATTACACTATTATCTACTGCTTGTGTGGTTTCTTGAACAAAACTATAAGTGTTTGTTGCACCAAGTAAATAATTTGCACCAGAGGTAACACCTATAGTAGAAACATTTTGTGCAAATGTTCCCGAAAGATTTGTTACTCTCAAAGTTTTAGTTCCAGAGTTCCATGATTCTACTGTTGCAGTCGCATCTGCACTTTCAAAATTAGTTCCTTGATATATACTTTCTCCAGAAGAATAATCTCCATTACCAGTTCCTAATGTCATGTCAATACTATAGACAGTTGTATAATTTGAGTCAGAAACTATATCATCAATTTCTGCAACTCCAGTATTAAAGTTTTCTTGAGAAAACTCAAACAATTCTGTTGATAGTTTATAAACATAATTTTTTCCTAATTGATAAAAAGGAACTTCATCTTCTACAAATTTTATTTCAAAACATCTATCAACTAAAGGAAAATATAGTAAATCGCCCGCTTTCGGTTCTGACATAGAAGTTTCTGTTATAAATCTAGACTTAGATACTAATACGTTCAAAGTGTCTCTGACCTCTAAACCAAATTTAGATAAAAAGTCTCCTTCACCTTCGAACCCCTGTGCATCTTCTATGTACATTTCTATAAGTGTTGCACTATTGAAAGATGTTATTGTAGATTCATTTAAAATTGAATCAACATTTACGTCTGTTCTTTTTAAATAATAAAAATTTTGGCCAGTAATCTGAATAGATTCTGTAACTAAAGAATCAACTACGTTTTGTTCTGAAACAGTAGATGTCTGATTAAAGTAGCTGTTAAGTGCCATTTATCCCACCATGAAATCAACAGGCAACTCATAAGATGAAGACATTTCCTCTTCTAACCTTGTTATCTCTTCGTTTGCCTCGTCTATAAGTCTTTGACCATTAAATTCTACACCGCCAGGCATTTGTATTCCAGAGTACTTAGATAAATTTTCTCCCCACTGTCTTTTTATTAATGCAGTTGCATATCTTTTTAACCATCTATCGTTCCAAACATCTTGATAAACTGTTGGGTCAAGATATCGATAACATTCTATGATTAAATATTCTCCAATATTTAATTCTTCTGCCCAATTGATATCCAAATGCAATTGATTTTGATGACGATTAAATCTTATTGGGACTCTTCCTGTAATCATATCGTTGACTAATTGCATATGAGATTGAGTAACTTCATATGTTAACATTTCTGCACTTTGAAGATTGTAAACATCATTCAAATGCATTTGATAACGAATATCAAAAAAACTTTTTACGTTTTGGTCTCTTTCATATAGAGGAATAACTCTTTTTATTCCTGTAATCAAGTCACTAGTAGTAAGATATCCGTTTTCTATATCTCCTTTATCTACAGAACTAATAACACCAGTTTTACCAGATGTTCCCCCTGTTATAGTTTCTGCTGCTTGAAAAGGTGGAGTTGAATTGGTCATCATCTCATAAACAATATCAGAAGTTGTTCCATCTAATTTTGTCGAATGTACTATTGCAGTTGCACCACTTGTACCACCAGTGATTGTTTCACCATCAGTAAATTCAGTGCCAACAGTAGTTGTAAGATTTAAGGTTGAACCAGTTATTTCGTGTTTGAGAAACACTTTTTCGGTTGCATCGTAATGATAATCACGATAATATTCAAATGCATCATCTACCCTGTCTTCTACTTGGGTATCATCGATATTAATTTGAATTACTGGTTTACCAAGTTTTCGTAAACAATACTCTTTGAACTCTGTTTTAGATGTGATTCTCGCCATTATAGTAGCTCCTGTTTTGCTACTATTTATAATTATTTAGATTATGTCCAGTTGCCTATGTTTTCCCAAGCAGTACCATTCCAAAAATTTAAACTTTTTTCTGATACTGCATATGCAAGATCTCCATTTGTATTTCCAGATGCAGGCAATCCAGCCTCATTTATGTATTCAGTCGCAGTTATTCCATCTACATCACCCCAAGTCATGTTCGTTCCATCCGTAGTCAACCATTTATTTGCATTGCCAGATTGAGTTGGAAGTTCTGCTCCAGAAGAAGTATTGGGTGTTACTGCATCTATAACTTTTGCAACTGCACCAGCAACTTTAGTTAAATCTTCAACACTTGCTCCACTTATTAATGTTTGAGCCCTAGAATCTATCAGTGTTTCTAAAGTTTGATTTTCTGATTGTTTTATTTGATTTGCTATTCTTGCAAGTTTAAGTAAAGATAATGCATCAGCGCTCGGAATAGAACTTTCTAAATCAGTTGTAAGTGCAGACCTTGATGTATCTAATCTTGAATCTAAGTTTGACATTACATTTCTCTCCAATTCCCAGATTCTAGAACATATAATTTGTTTATTGATGTTACATATGCAATATTATAAGATGCACTATTCGACAAATCAACCACATTAGTTACTGTTTTGATAGAAACATTCTGCCAAGAATCATTTGTTCCATCTGTTACTAAAAATTTACCAGAATTTCCCGATTGACTTGGAATAAACTCACCAGTTAAATTACTTGAAGTTGTTGACAACAACTCTTTAACCGCCCTACTAAGATAATCTAAATCTTCTGCTGTTGCAGAACTTGAAAGAGAACTAACTCTTGATGCAACTGCTTGTTCTAAACTAGTATCTTCTTCTTCTCCAATATTTTTTCCAGTTTTTGCATTTTTGGCTAGTTCTTTTGCATCAGAACTGGCAACTAATGTTGTAATTCTACTTAATATTGCAGCTGTTGATGTTTGTAAATTTGAATCTGCCATTTTTATTCTTCTATGCTAGTGAAAATCCAGTTGGTATTGTATATTGAGGGCCTTGAGTGTGACTGATTATTTCTATTCGATAATTCTCTCCACCATTTTGTTGTGTAGTAAAAGCTGGACGCATATTAGTAGTTCCATTCATGTTAATAGAACTTCCAGCTTGTGTGGCTGGATTATGATTAGGGCCCCATGACCCATTTGTTCCTAACCAAACTTTTCCAGCAGTTGTATCATAAGCAACCATTCTTATGTCATTTATATTCGCATTACCATTGAAAAAATTACTACCATAGTTAGTAGTTCCATCAAAAAGTTTCCCATCTCTGTGAAGATAAATACTCTGGTCATATCCAGTTCCCACTTGATTATATCTTGCTTCACTAGCACCTTTCGGGAAATTCCCAGAGGCAATTCCAATCAAAGAATAATTTATTGTTCCCGAAATATATTTAACTTCGAAATAACCTTTACCTACCAAACCATTTTCTTCTGTATGAGCTATCTGATTTGATGTAGGAGTTATATCTGCTTGATTGTCAGCAGTATAAGTAGAATTAATTACAGATTTAGATGTATCAAACGTGAAAGTTGTTTGGGGGGTGCCAATTGTTCTCCAACTTCCATCATAATACATTTTAATATCAGAACCAGAAATTATAACCTCTCCATTTGTTGTTCCTGTTTCTGATGTTTTTAGTGATGGGTGAGCATTATCCCATAAAGTAGAAAAACCATTCGTTTTTAATGTTTTCCCAGAATTTCCTGTGTCGCTCGGAAGATAAACACCAGAAACTATAGTATTTTCTAACATATTCGCAATAGATTTGCCAAGGAACTCTTTTTCAGTTAAAGTTGCAGAAGATAATAGGGAATTTATTCTAGAATTAAGAGCATTTTCAAATGTTGCATCATCAGTCTTTTTAATTCTTTTGACGCAATTTGTTATTTGATAAAGTTCTCTTGCCGTAGCAGTAGGTACTAAACTTGTTGCTCTACTTAGTAGATCTGAAATTGCAGTTGTAAAATTTGAATCTGGCATTTTCCATCCTAAGTTTTAAGTGTTACTGCTTGTATACTTCCGCCTGGAATGAAATTATTAAACATCACTCCATAACTTCCATAATTTTTATATTTTGAAGGATTTATTAAACATCCATCTATAAATATTTGTAACCAATCTCTATCTAAATTCATCCATTCATCATCTTTTTTAAATTCAACTATTCCATCACTTCTATCAAGACTATCAATATTAATTTCATCTGAATATATAAGAACTGGTTTATCTGTCAGTCCTTTATATGTGTTGTTTCCAAGGTCTGGAATATCTTGAATGTTTTTCCATTTAGGAGAAACATTAGTTAAATCTGGTAAATTTTTTATATTATTATAATCAATATTATTTAATAATTCATGTATTTCATTTTTTACTGATACTAAAAGTTCATCTTTACTATCTTCTGTAGTAATATATTTCCACATTTCTCCATTAGAATATACAATCTTTTTTTCTTTTCTTAAAAGGGTCATCATTCCAGAATGAAGATGTGCTGGTGGTAAATCATTGTAATCCCACCAATCTGATGACCATCTTAAATTTCCAATTTCTGCCTTTTCTGAATATAAATCTTTAAAGACTCCTCTTTCTGGTAGTTTAGTTTCTGTTTCTTTTTCTTTTGGGTCATTAATTTGAAAAAACCCACTTTTTTTAGTGTACAACATAAGTTGCCACCACTCTTCTCTAGTAAATAAATGTAATGTGCCATTTACTAGTGCGAGTTCACCATCTTCTGGATTTTCTGGAAAAGTCTTGTGGTTTTCTTCAAACTTGATGTTACCTTTTAAGGCAACATTTCCCAAATTCATTCTCTTTTCTTCCATATTCACGCTCCGCCATCTTCTTTACTATCTTTAAAGTCTGAATCTATTCTTTTTTCAATATCATCTTTTTTGTATACACTTGTTGCAATAACTGTTGTTATAGCCAACATAGGAACAGTATAAACCATTGCTTCTGTTAAAAATGCAACAAGATAAGTCGGTACTCCTATAATTAATACCTTTATTATTAACTCACTGTACATATTATATATTCGTCATTGACATGACTGAAACTCTGATATGTGAAGCTTGAGTTAAAGTTATTGTTAAAGTATTTGCATCCGTTTCCTCAACAGGAACAACGTCATTTTTATATTTTCCATCACTATCAAGAACCATAACTTGAAATAAAAGAAAATTGGAATTTAAATTATGTGCAATAGTATGTACAAGAGCAGAGGCGCTAGATTGATATGTAAATCTTAAATTATTTACTGAAGTTCTTACAGAATTATCTCCAGCAATTCTTGCAGAACTTTCAGCTTCTGAATTTGATTCTACGTCTAATATTAAAGATTCTAAATCATCATAGTTTGTTTTAATTTGAGTGTCGAGTAATCCTATTGCACTTGTAATGCTAGTAGAAGAATTAATGTAATTTGTTCCAGAAACAGAGTATGTTCCTGTTGTACTTAATCCAACTGAAGATTCAATAGTATCAATTAAATCAACAACGGACTTTACTTGTGTATCTAAAAGATTATCTGCGCCTTGGAGTGTTGTTGCACCAGTAATGTAGTTTGAACTATTATTTGCAGTATAAGAACCATCAGAACCTAAACCAGCACCAGTTTGTGTTGCGTCCAATTCTGTCTGAAGATTAGATATATTAGTTTCATTAGTGGTTATCTTATTGGATAAAGTATCGCTTAATTTTATACCAGAAGAACTTGCAGAAATACTAGTACCATCTAATTTTACGGAAAGAGTATTACCATCTTTTTGTAATCCATTTCCTTCTAGTATTTGACCAGCACCAGAAAATTGTTGGAATGTTATTGAAGTAGTACCAACTGTAACAGGGTCATCTGATATAACTACAAAACCATTATTTCCGTTAATTGTACCTTCTTCAATAAATGTAAATGCACCAGCAGTTACTTCTGTGTCCGTATCAAAATCTTCTGCTCTTGTTGGAGCACCGCTTGAGTTAACTGTATAGATACCATTTTCTGAACCAGTAGTTTGGTTTTTAAGAAGTATTCTATCACCAGTAGAAAGAGTAACACCGTCAATTGTTTGTCCATTTGCAAATGCAGATGAAAGTGTTCCATTTGTAGTTGTTGCAACTCTTACAGAGTTTTTGACATCTAGACCGTTTGCAACACTATCGACATACGCCTTTGTTGATGCATCAGTCGATACAGTTGGCGTTCCTAAGTTGGTAATTTTTTGACCACCCATATTAATGGCAGAAGTCATTGTTCCACCAGATAAGGATAGATAGTCGTTTAAATCGCTGTAGTTAGCTAATTCTACCCAGTTACCAGCATGAGCAAAGTAACCTTTACCAGTTGCATGAACATGTGCAAACATACCATGATAAGTAGACGCAGAAGGTAAATCTGATAGTGCTGAATATACGTTTGCAAAAAGAACTTTGTTACCATTACCGTCAATGTCACCAGACATTGTTCCACCAGCAAGTGGAAGTTTAGTTAAAATTGCATCAGCATTTGTTTTTATTTGTGTATCTAGTTTATTATCTGCATCTTTTAAACTGGTCGCAGTTGTAATATAATTAGATGAACCGTTTGTAACATATAACCCACTTACATTTAACCCAGCACTTGCTTCTATTGTGTTAATTTGAGATGTATTTGCAGTGACATCAGACTGTAGGTTTGTGATATCTGTAGTAATAGCATTATCAGCATTTGTTCTTGCACTTGTTTCAACTGCAATTGCATCTGCATTTGTTTTTATTTGTGCATCAAGAAGTGTATCAGCATTTTTTAAAGTAGTTGCACCAGCAATATAATTAGAACTTCCATCTGCAAGATAGGCACCACTACCAGTGAATCCAGAAGAATTTTGTGTTGTGTCTAATTCTAATGAAACATTGTTTATTGCAGTATCTAGTTTATTGTCTGCGTCTTTCAGATTTGATGCAGTTGTTAAATAAACTGTTGTACTATCAGCATTATAAGTACCATTGGTTTCAAGACCAGCACCAAGTTCTATTGCATCTATTTCTTGTTGGACAGTTGCTGGTAAAGCAGATGTCTTAAGTATTCCAGCCATTGCAGCTGGATGATTTGTACAAATATAATATACTTGGTCTGGTGCATCATGAGGAACTTTAAAGAATAACTTACCAGAAGCTTTTCCTTGAGCGGCCGAACCAGTTGAAGTTGTTCCATTATCTGCAACATGACTTAAACCATCATTATAATAATTTGAAGAGAAATTTGAAGTTACTGGAGCAGATGTAATTACTATAGGATGTGTTCCCAAATTCAAATCAAATCTATATGTAACTCCAGGCGTTAATTTGAGTGTAGGGTTTGAATCACCATCTATAATAAAATTTGAAGCACTATTGTTAGTGACATCAAATATTATTGTCGCTGGATGATTTGCACGATTGACCGCTTCAGCATCGATGTTTGTTTGAAGAGTCGAATCATTAGAAGCTCTGGTAGACGCTTCATTAGTAATTGCAGTATTAAGAGTTGCTACTTCTGTATTTAATTCTTCAAGACTAGCAGCTTGTCGAATTATAATATTTCCACTTCCATCCAAGGAAGAGAACTTAAATGCTTTTGTTGTTTCGTTATACCATAAGCGACCAGCTGATATCGGGGTAGGGTCAGCCGTTACTTTCTCTACTCTGAGGTTTTCAATTTCAGAGCCATCAGCAAGCTTGATACCATGAAATTTTACATATTTATTGGCCATGCTTCGTGCCGCTCCATTTATATTAGTAGTGTTCTATCCTATTTATAACCCTCACTAACTATGGAAGCAGAGTCTCACCATCAAATATGACTTCTACATATCCTGTAATACTTTCTGATAAGTGAACTTTGAAAGAATTTGCGTCTAAAGTTTCAATATAAGCAATAAATGGATCTCCATTTGTTTCATATAATTGAGCTCTATATTTGGTTGTTCCTTTGTTGTGTGTAATTGTCCATTGAGTTGATGGAGAAGAAACTGTAAAAGTGTTTATATTTATTGTGGGTTTATTAGACAAGTCATTATAACTTCCTGTAGAAGCTACAGTCTGCAATCCTAGATTAGTTTTTGCTTGGGTTGCTGTTGTTCCACCAGTTCCGCCATGAGAAAGAGCGACAGACTCCCCAACTTGAAATTGTGAAAGTCCATCGGTATTCCCTTGTGAGTCAATAGTGACTTTTAGTGGTATAGCGGTAGTCATATTGAACTACTCTACGAGTTCAATTGCGTAGTATCTATATCCGTATTGAGGATTCCAAAACCAGCAGCAAGATATAAAATTCTCATTCCGTTACCAAATGAAGCAGAAGAAGGCCCTGCCTTGTACAGTCTTCTTTTATCTGTTGTTCCAGTACTACTAAATCTGTCAGAAGTAATAATACTTCCTTCACCAACAGCACCACCATCAGCAAACGCAATCATGTCAAGTTCTGCACCTGTGTAAAAGTATCTTTGCGAACCTAATCTGTTAGGAAACTGAATAACTAACTGTCCAGCTTCGTTTAATGAGAGTTGTTCAAGAACATTTAAGACTGCATGGGAATCTCTTTCAGGCAATCCAGCAAATACATGACGATTCCAAGGTTTTAGAATATCTTTTTCTCTTACTATGAATCTTCTAAATTTACTTTGTTCTTCAATATCAAATGCTTTTATCTCATCGTTTGTCATCTGACTTACTTCAAAATCAAAGAGTTGTGTTCCATACTGGTCAAACAGTCCCTGTACAAAAAGAGAGGTTGTTCTGTCTTGAATTGCTTTGTCTGTAAAAAACGGACTCAAATCGGAAAATAGAACTGTTGGTTTTGAAGACTGATAAACACAATGAACTGGTCTTGTACTTGAAGAAACATCTGGAGCACCAGTAGTAGCATCAACGTGTCTTTGAACAACAAACCATGCGTAATCATCATCTTGGAAAGATGAAGCTTGGTCTTTTAACATGAGGAACAATCCATGATTTGTTGTAGTTAGTAAGTATGACATAGGGTATGAGAAAGCAATATCCCTCTGTTGTTTTCCTGTTCTCTTAAACCAACCTTGTTGCATACGCAACTGTCCATCATTATATGGGGTATCAGCAGTTAATTCTGTTGAACTACCCAACATAAACCTTTCTTCATATCTGAACTCTGGTTTTACAGTTACTGTACCATCATAGAATGTTGATAGACCACCCAAAATTCTATCATTATACTTTGCAGTTGGATCTGTAGCACTCATTGTAATACTAGAATTTGGATAATCGTAGTATCCTACAATACCAGCGGTAGAAACCATTCCCAACCTTCTTTGTTGGAAAGTTGCATCTTGAAGAGAGGTATCTTGAATATAAGGATTTACATTGTGTATTCTTGTTCTCATGTAACCAGCGTATTGAGGTCTGATTGCACCCAAGAAGCCCGGCTCTCTCAGTTCACCAACTTTTACTCCATCTCTTCCTTCTGGTCTTGTCACAGTACCATCATCTTTAAGTTGATATTCTGTTGCAATGTGAACAGTCAGGTATTCAAAAGAAGTAGAACCAGCACCGCCAGTATCTAATCCTTGTAAATATCTTGTTGCAATAAAGGGAGATGCATCTTCAATTGCTTCCCCACGATTAACATTAAATCTTATTCTGTATCCTTCTGTTCCATCTGGGCCACTAAGACCTCCAGCATTTGATGGAGTATCAAATATAATCGGGCCAATAGAGTTGTCGGTTATATTTTCGAAACTGATAATCGGAATAGATCCAACCTCATATACGAAATTTCTATAATTATCCTCTATGCCTGGATTGCTTATATTAGGATGACTACCTCTTTTTTCTGAATCAAATGAAATTTGGGGGCCTGGTCTATTACCAGATGCAACGAATCCTCTTGCAGTATATCCATTATCTTCTTCGTAACCATAATTTGCACGACCTATAATGTGTTGTTTATAAGAACTAAAATATTTTGTGTTTCCACCCATAACACTCGCTAGAGAAGATTCAAATGGCCCTGCGTCTTGTGTATCAAGAGGAGCTGCAAGTGGATCGCTTTGTCCTCCATTTTGTGTCCCATTAGCGTCTAGAGCCGTCATATCAACGACAGATGTAGTTTCATCAACAACTATTTGATCTGCATATTGAACTCCAACAGAACTACTATTATGATTTATTGGATTTGCAAAAGTTCCAAGGTCTCTTGCGAAAGGAAATGACAATTTCACACTCGTATCTGCAAGAGCAATAGGTTCAATCTGTGTTTGTTGACTGATTGAGATTGGGTTATATGCAATTGAAGTAGATGCTGTGTATTTTACTGTAACACCAAATGCAGCCAATGATGGAACATCTTGGACTGCGATAGCATCTGGTAAAACATCAGACATAGAACCCAAAGTTCTATATTGTGCAGTTTGGTCATTCTGGTCTGTAGAAGCATAAGCAGGGAAAACCTTTGCTATTGTTGGATTTGTTCCAACAACATATGCTGGTGGTGTTCTACCAGCAAAAGAAGAGTATAGATTATAATTTCCAACAACTGCGGCTTCGGTATCTGTTTCACCACCAAAAGGTTGAGTTTCCCATGAGTTTGCAGCTGAAGTAGCTGCCCATAATGCAGAATCTATATTAAATAACCCCAATCCCTCAGTAGCAGTCCTTTTTAATGACCTCACCATATAAGCACTAGATGATGTATTGTATGTTAAAATAATTGCATCACCTACTACATCTACATTCATATATTTACTTATATATGCATCAGATTTTAAAGCAGAACTCATTGACATTACCATTTGTTGTGGAATATTAAATGATGATGGTGCTGTCCATATTACTTGTAGATCTTTAGCAGGTGAAGACCAAGGAGTAGCACTTCCTTCATCTGGAACTCCAGTAATATCAAAGGTAAACTTATCTCCAGCATTACAACCGTCAAAGGCTGCACCAGATCTTCCACCTAATTGTACTCTATGAACATAACCAGTTGCATATGTTTCAGTTAAGTTTTCATTCGCACCCAGACCTCTAAAGTTTCCGTTTGCAATAACTCTGTTTACAACTGTACCTTCTCCAGTTGTATATTCTGCTTTTGCATTACCAGCAAGTGGATAACCAGTGATATTTACTGTCGTACCATCAGTACCACCACTATTCGAATAACTTCCAGTTATCCTTGGAACTCTGAAAACATGGATACCAACATCTACACCAGCAACATTACCTTTATAATCAATAACGGAACTGGATATTTGATTGATAGAATATACGGCATCACCACCGAAACCACCAGATGCAGAACCATTTAATTGAGTAACTAAATTGTCTCTAAATGCTTCTAATGATTTTATACTAGAATTGACTTCTACAGTAAAGGATGTTCCGTTATTATGTGTTCCACCAGTTCCCAATGTATTATATTCTTCATTGGTTGAGAGAAATCTTACTGTCAGTGCAGTATTATGAAAACCGCTCAAGGTTGGAGGGATTGTAATATTATCATCTGATGTATTCGTAGTACTTCCGTTTATTCCAGTTGCAGTAGATTGTCCTGCTTTCGCTGGAGGAATCATATCGACTAATTCACCAGTCTGTTGAGTTGTAATTATAACACTTCTTGTTCCAGCAAAAGCTGTCTGACTTTGGTTCTCAGTAACACTTAATGAACCACCAGTTGTTGAATCAATATTGACATCCCCTGATGCAAAATTTTCTAAAACTTCAGCTGGGAAACCAACACCTTTCGCACCAGAATATTTTCTTAGATTGATAGAAAAAGTATCTCCAATTTGAAGTTCAGTAACATTATTTGCGTTATCTAAGTCAAGAGAAAGAGTACCAACGGCAGTTTGTGGTGGAGAAATGTTAGATGGAAAGAATGAATCAGTCATTCTTGTACTAACCCAAAAATGATGCAAATTCCCAGAAGAGTTTACTTCTTCTTTATATTGTTGAAGAGCTGCATCAATATTTCCTTGACTCTTATCTGAATTTTCTGGAAATAATG